TAATATACGTTGCTTCTTCGTAGCTAATGTCTACGTCGATTGTAATACGAGCAAACGTTTGTTCATCAAACAGTTCAGCATGACGATCAATGGCTTGTGTTAGTGTAAGTGTTTTAAACTTAGGAGCTCCTGGCCATGTGCGGAAGTCTGGCTCACCACCATACTCTAAGAACATGCAACCACGTTCGTCATCCCAGGCATCTGCATAGTTATGGGGGAAGCAATTACCCATGTACACAATATTGCCTTTGCGCTGGCGCTTGTGAAAGTGTCCGCTAAACACTAGTTCTTGATTGGGAAAGTGTCCAGCATTAAGTCCACCATGGTCTGGCATTTCCACCATGGCGTTCATTTTAAAGTGTGGAAGCTCAAAGTGGCCAAATACATAGCGGCTCTTGAGCTTCTTCATTGTCTCCCACTCGTTGCCAACGAGCCAAGGGATGATTGTCATGTCACCAACAGTAAGTGGCTCATCAACTAACACCACATTGTCTAAGTGTTTAGCAAACGGCAGTGAGTTAATCTCACGTTTTTCACGATACGCTAAATCGTGATTGCCCATAATCAAGTATACCTTTTCAAAGTGCTCTGAAAGATACTTGACGTTGGACGTTGTATAGTTTAATGTGCTTACGTTAACAGTGGATCTGTTGTTGTGCCAGTCACCGAGAAAGATGCATGTTTCAGCACCTTCTTTCTTGGCTTCTTCTACCATCCACTTGATAAAGTTTTCACAATCATTGTTGTGGCTACGACTGTTATTACGTAGTCCAAAGTGAATGTCTGTGAAGCAAACAGCTTTCTTAAAAGATTGAGTCATTAGCAATTATAGCATTTCTGCAAGTGTATGTCTACAACGAACAAGCTCGTCCTTAAGGAAAAGTTTTCGTTTCTTAAGAGTTTGGGCAACAGGAGTATCGTTCTGGTGCTGTTGTTCAAGGATCAATAATTGTTTCTCAAGACTCTCGTGATGAATCTCTAAATGATCAATGTGTCGTTTCAAACTATCTGGATGTTTCATGTTTACTCCTTCTTTAAGAATGGTGCAAGCTCAGGTGGCTCCCAACCTAGTGGTTTAAGTACCTTGCCATCTTCGCGCTTTCGCACTTTACCAGTTTCTTTGTCAATCTTGGCAAAGTTTGTTTTCATAACTTCTTTCCAAGCACCGTCACCGTCAAATCCTGCAGAGTGAATAGCACCAATAGTAACAACTAAGATGTCAATTAGTGCATCTAGCGTTTCTACTTGATCGTGAGCCGCAATAGCTTCTGCAAGCTCGCCTGATTCTTCTTCAATCAGTTTTAAGTACATGTTAAATTGATCTGCATTAAAGCCCTCAACGCTTTGGTCGCAAGCTCTCATAAACTTTTCTTGATCGCGAAATGGATTAGTCATCATGCTTCCTCACTATCCTCTAAAATAATTTCAGTAACTTCAATGTCTGCATCGATATCGATGTCTGCTTCTAAATCAACATTGACAGGTAATTCCTCACCTGATTCAACAGCAGCCGCTGGATCTTTAAGTGCATTATATCGCTCAATTCCTTCAAGGTGCGCCTGCTGACTTTCCATTTGACGTGTCCAACTTGGCATTTGCCCAGAGTCTTGTAACATGTCGTCGCGGATATCACGTTGACGCTTCTCTACGTTTAGCACACGAGTAAAACTGTTTGTAACTGCGGCAGTGTAATAAGCAAATGGGTTTTGTGATTTGCCTTCGTCGAACTGTAGGGCAATTTGTGTAAGCTGAATAAGTGCTTGTCCACGCATTTCATCTACGTAAGAATAGCCACGCCAGTTGCTTCGTAAGCTATAACGTTCACATAGCTTTAAGAACATAGCGCCTAAGCGATTTGTAATTTGTCCATGGGTTACACAAAACTCGCCTGTCTCTAAATCGCCCTTCCAGTGACTGCGAAGCACTTCGCGCCAAGTGCCATCTTCATTTTGAACAAAATGTTTGAATGGAGGAAAGTTTACCTTGGAGCGATGATCAGCAATGCTCTTAGGATTGTTTTTGCGTCCAGGCTCAAGAGGAATATGCTCAAACGTCATCATGCGGATAACAAGATCAGTTACTGGAATCTTTTTAGGATTTACTTCAAATTGATCTTGTTTTGGCTTGGTGCTTGCTTTGCCCTTGGCAGCTTCCCATTCTGCAATGGCGGCTTGGTATGCTTGTTGTTGTAACCTAGCCGCACGAGCTTCACGTGCTAAGTTGATAGCACCTTCGGGGCAGGCCTTGGTTTTGCGGTTATGAAAGCTCTTTAATTCGGTTACAATGTAATCATACTGCTCGACATCTTTGCTTTCTTTCCAGCAATAGCTCATCTTACTTGCATGGATGGCTGCTAAAATATCTTTATTCTTTAGGTAAATGGTTGTTGTTTTCTCTGACACTAGTAGTCTCCTTGTATCAATTATAGCATAAAGTTGTAAGCATTGTCAACGGTAATATACCTACTTTATGGAAACGGTAAATAGGTATGGAGAAACTTTTAATGAAGATCAATGAGCTAAATTCCCGCATTGTTGCTGTATACGCAGGACGCTTCCACCCGTTCCACCATGGACACGCTGAAGTGTTTCGTGAACTCGCGAACAAGTTTGGCATTAACAATACTTACATCACTACCAGTGGCAAGGTAGAGCCAGAAAAGAGTCCGTTTTCATTTGCTGAAAAAGCACTGATGATGCAGGCCGCAGGCGTACCAAAAAAGAATATTGTAGAAGAAACAGTGCCATATGCACCAGTTAACTTACCAAGCAAATTGGGACTTGACCCAAACAAAGACGTTATGGTATTTGGTGTAGGTAAAAAGGACATGGCCGAAGATCCACGTTTTTCGTTTAAGCCATTGAAAGACGGCTCTCCAAGTTACTTTCAGCCATACACTGGCAAGAATTTAATGCCATTCAGCAATGCTAAAAATGCTGATGGCACCCGTGCTGGCCATGGTTACGTTATCCCAGTTGCTGACGTACAGTTTAGCATAGCCGGACAAACAATCAATAGTGCAAGCCAAATTAGAAACTTGTATAAAGCCGCAGATGATGAAGGTCGTGTAGCAATTTTACACGAGCTATATCCAAACGGTGGCGCACAAATTGATAAGATTAAACGCATCTTTGATGCCAAGTTAGGATAATACAATGGCTAATTTAGACAGTCGAGTTACACTTGAATTTAAAGCATTTGCCGAGATGGGCACAACAGATGAAAGTGGCCGCAAGACCGGTGAAAACGATATTCGTTCTTCGACGTACAAAGAACCAGGCAAGAATCATATCCTAGAATGGCCAAGTACTCCTAAGATTAGCCAGTCAATTGAAGTAAACTACAGCACCTGGGAATTGCAACACACTAACTATCAGCCAAGCGCATTTGGTAATCGCTCAACTCCTGTTGTAACAATTAGCGGCCCTTGGTTTAGTCGTACTGAAGAAGAAGCAAAGAAAACATTGACTGCAATTCATTTACTACGTTCAGCAACCAGTATGTTTTATGGACGAGAAGACAGAAACAAAGGCATACCACCACCAATTGGGCGTTTAAGTGCCCATGGCTTGTATTCAAATACGCCAGTGGTTGTAAAAACGTTTCAATACGATTACCCAAACGATGTTGATTATATCACGGTTGATATGTTTAACGGCAGACAATCAGTGCCAGTGTTATTTGAAATGAGTGTTAGCTTGATTGTACAGATTAACGCAGTTGAAGCAGTTAAAGAATATACATTAGAAAATTTTTACACTGGCAAATTATTAGGAAACGGATACATTTAAAATGGCAACTACTGGAAAGAACCAATATGCTGATACGCCAATTCAAGACTTTTACCTTGACTTGGCCAAGCTGCCAACAGCCGCAGATATCACAGACGGTAAAACAACAGAGACTATTGTAGTTGGGCCTAAGTATCAGCATCGCCCAGATTTATTAAGCTATTCTCTTTATGGGAACAGCAACTACTGGTGGGTAATTGTATTGCTTAACCGCAATCAACTTCGTGATCCTATTAGAGATTTAAAAACAGGTATGGTACTTCGTGTATTAAACAAAGCAGATATCGCTGGAGTAGTATAATGGCTACTAAACCAACACACAATGATGATATTGGCTTGCCCGAGATTCATTATAATCCTTTACAAAATTATCGCAACGTAACTTACAATACTCGCTTGACAGCGATGCCGGTGTTTGAAGCAACACAGTCAAGACACGAGCGAAGCTATGATTACAAAAAAGGTATCATATTATGGGAGACTGGCGGGTCCGGTTCAGTGTATCTAGAAGAAATGACAATGGAATGTACCGGAGCTGGTAACAAGACAGGCAACTACATCACTCAGATTCCAATCTCGTTTAAAGGCAAAGTAGTCGAGCCATTGGGTGGCCGATTCATGGAAGCAATTAGTTTAGCAAATTACGACCTAGGCTATAAAAGCAATGACGGTGTGTACTTGTTTGAAATTACGTTCTCAGGATACAACACAGATTCTGACATGCCAGAAATCTGCAAAGGTTGGGAAGGTGAAGAATTAGTATTCCGCTGGTACATTAGAATTAACGAACTACAAATGAATCTAGACTACAAAGGTAGCACATACGATTTTGAATTTGTAACTTCATCTGGGCAGTCACTAAACTCAGATTACACTCAACTTGAAGAAGGTTTCCGTATGATTGGTAAGCCAGACACTGTTGGAAGTTTCTGTAAAGAACTTGCTGACGCACTAAACAAGCGTGAAGAAGAACATGTAAAAGATGGACTTCGTTGTATTCCTCACAAGTACGTTATTACTGCTCATAAGGATATTGCAAATTTAAACATACAAAATGGCTTTTGGTCAAGAGCATCTGCACAATTCAATATTGGCCGCGGTGAAGTACAAAGTCAACCTGGCCAAACAATACAATCATTCATCTTAGGACAATTGGCCAATAGCCAGGACATGATGAAGTATTTGCATCGCATCCCAGAGAAAAAAGATTACAACAGCAACGATGTTAAACCAGGTAAAATAGATATTGTGCCTAAGAACGTTGTAATTATTCCTGGCGCAAAAGATGTGTCAGAAAACAAAGGATATGCTTTTGATCCAAAGTTAGGAAGTTCTGCTAAAGAAATTCACTTCTTTGTTACGACCAAAGAAGACCCACGTAACATCATTGCCCCACAAGAATATAAAGATGCACAAGATCCAGTAGAACGCAACAAGCGTGTTGATAACTGGATCAAAAAAGGACTATTGCGAAAAGTTTATAAGTGGATTTACACTGGTGAAAACTCTGAAGTTATTAACACTACTTTAAAGCTGAACTACATGTGGCGCAATGTACGACCAATGTGGGTTAGCTCGGAAACTGGTAAGCAAATTGCACCATCTGGAACATCAGCTACCGCCAAGAAAAAATCAGAAGCTGCCGGGCCTAAGGCAATTAAATGCGACGATGCAAAATCTGTTGGAACTGAAACTCAACGAGTTGCCGCAACTTATGCCGAGGACGCAGAGTTTGATCCTACTACTGGCAAGATACGTCCTAAACCAGGCTGGTATCCACACATGCCACAATTTTATCATATGAACTTTGGCGTACAACAAAACACACAACAAAGCGCATTATCGCCTGAAAATGCAAACGAGTACAGCGTATATAGACAAATTGGTTCTAACTTGTCGGGTAGTGGCGAAATGGTAGAATTGGATCTTGAAGTTGTGGGTGACCCATATTGGTTAATGCAAATTCCCGGAACCCCAGGCAAACCGCCATGGGAAGAAGATGTGTGGGAATATGAAAAAGAACAATTAACTGAAGATCAAATGGCTGAAAAAAGAAAGAAAGCCGCAACACATACATGGTTGCCTTTTATCTACTTTGAAGCACAAGTACCGTCGGCAACTAACAATGGAATTACAGACACAATGTTGTTGCGCGAGTCAGATGCAATCAGTGGCGTATACTTTGCCGTTACATTGACAAATAAATTTACTAAAGGTAAGTTTACTACTAACTTAAAATGTGCCAGAGAACCGTTGTCTAATCCATGGACAGGTAAAGCACCCAAGACTGGTGCAACAAAGGGATCGACTCCTGGCAATGCTAACTCAGTTGGTCCAAGCAATTCGAAAAAACCGTAAGGATATAAATGCAAGCAAATAACAAAGGTATTAGCACAGGGGGCGCCGGTGCAGTTGGCAATAAAACACAAGGCGTTTTCATTGGCAAAGTAAAAGACAACATTGATCCAGATGGTCTTGGCCGTCTGCGAGTGTGGATTCCTCAGCTAAGTTCTGCGGCTGAATCAAATACACAAAGTTGGTTTACTGTTCGCTACTGCCCGCCTTTTGCTGGCGCAACAAATACCAAAGATGAATCACAAGCCAAGGATGCAACAAAATACGCACAGACAAATCAAAGCTATGGTATGTGGATGGTTCCACCAGATAAAAACGTGCAAGTTATTTGTAGCTTTATCAACGGGGAATTAAATCAAGGCATTTGGTGGGCTTGCTTGCCACACGATGGCCACACACATGCGATACCTGCAGTTGCATCAGGTACAACACATGACGGTGAAACAACGCCATTAGCTGAACGTAATCGTTTTAATACAGCAGACCCTGACGTAGAACGCAGACCCAAGCATCCACTTAATAACGTTATTAGACGACAGGGCCTAGAGAAAGACAAACGTCGCGGCCACATCAATGCGGGCCCATTTAGAAACAAAGAAAAACACACTGGCCTGGGCTATGGTATTTTAACACCTGGCCAGCATCAGTTTGTAATGGACGATGGCGAAGGTTTCAAGAACGGTCAGATTAGATTACGCACTGCTTCAGGCAATACGTTTATTATGGACAACGATGAAGGCTTCATTTACTTTATCAACGCAACAGGCAATGCCTGGATGCAACTTGACAAGGAAGGCAACGTGGATGTTTATGCTGGCGGCTCTTTTAGTGTTAATGCTGAAGATAGCATTAACCTTCGTGCTGGCAATAACATCAACATGGATGCTGGAAGTAATCTAAACGCCGCAGCCGCAAAGAATGTTGAAATAGAAGCATGTGAAGTGTTTAATGCAACTGGTACTACCGGTATGAAGTTGAGCACAAGTCAGAACATGAACATTCTTGCTGACAGTCAGTTTAAAATGACAGGCCAGCGCATTGACTTAAATGGTCCTCCTGCTGAGCGTGCAACATTGCCTAGCCAGAATAGTTTAGTAACAAACTCGTCAGTTGGTAAAAGTATCGCAGGCCGTGTGCCCGAAGCTGAGCCGTATGGCGGCCACGTTAGTAAAGGCGGTGAGCAGCCTACAGTAGTACCGGGTACTGCTCCAATTGACGATCCGGTTATTACACCAGCTCCAGAAAGCTACGAAGACAAACCAGCGCCAGAAGACACTGATGCTATTGCTTGCGTACCAGAAGTAACACAAAGCAAATTAAGCGACGAAGGATTTAAAATTCTAAAAAGTCGCGAAGCATACTGTGGCATCATGTATAGTGACTATCAAGGTTATAGTATTGGCTATGGTATCCGCCTAGATATTTTTGGCCCTGGCGGTGGCGGCAAGATTGACGAAAACTTAAAGAAGGCATTACTAGCAGGGCCCAGCGAGCCTGAAGCACGACTAGCAAGCCGTCAAATCATTGATCGTGAAAACACTCCACGAGTTATGCGAGCACTTGAAAAGGCTAAAAGCGGAGCAGGCAAGCCAATCTGTATTACGCAGTCGCAAATTGATGCGTTGATTATGGCTTCGTACAGTAGCCCAGCAAGTGCTGATAAAATGGCGCAGGATTTGGTTCAAGCAGCCGCATCCACAGCTGACGGTAAGCCTACCAACGAAGCTATTGCTAAAATTTGGGCCAATTCTCCTTACAATAACAGTAGCAAAGTTCGCAACAGTGATGCAAAATATGCAATGACTGGCAAGCCAAACTCTGATACACGAGTAATGGAGCCAGAACAATTGCAAGCTGAAGGTATCAAGCGAGATTTGTTACGTTTAAAGAACAACAAAGTTCAACTACCCGACACAGCAGGCTGGCGTACCCCATATGGTAACGGTGGCCAAACTGGAACTAAAGTTGAAAATACTTACGGAAAACCAACACCACAACACTTGGCTCAATGGGAAAGAAGCTACTATCTAAACACTGGAAATGTGCCATATGGTAGCAATTTGACTGCGGAACAACTACGTGACAAGTACGGTTCTCCGCATATAGGAGGCAATAATCCTCCAAGTGCTCCGTCTGCTACTTAAAGATAAAACCCTGCTTATTAAAACTTGGTAAATAGGTGTATGCCAAGTTACACTTCAAAATTCCGCGGGTATAGCTCAATCGGGACTAGTTTCTTAAACCCAGTCCTGTACGACCTTGCCCTTGCGAAACAAGACTTATTAAATCACTTTCATACTCGCAAAGGCGAGCGTATTATGATGCCTGAATTTGGCAGCATAGTATGGGATATGCTTTTTGAGCCATTGGATGATTACACAATCAATTTAATTGACGCTGATGTGCGTTCTATTATCAAAGCAGATCCTCGTTGGTTGTTGCAAAGTGTAGCTATCTCCGAAGGCCCTAATGCACTTAACATTGAAGTTACAGTGACATATTTGCCCACAGACGAATCAGTATTATTACCATTGGTATACGATAAAGGAACGAACACATTATGAGCCAGACTCGACGCCTAGGACAGTTAAACGCCGCTGAAAGCTGGCTTAACAATTACCGTTATCTAGTAAACGCAGATTTTAAAGCGTACGACTTTGAAAGTCTACGTACCGCATTGTTAGATCACATTCAACTTAACTATCCAGAAGATTTTAACGACTTTATCAATTCAAGTGAGTATGTTGCACTTGTTGACTTAATGGGCCAAAACTTGTCTTTCCGTGCAGATTTAAACCTGCGTGAAACGTTCTTGGAAACAGCAGAAGTTCGCGGCAACGTATTAAGTATTGCTCGTCAGTTGGGCTACAAGCCGTTTCGTAACGGTGCGGCCAATGGCTTCTTGAAAATTACTTCTGTAACAACTACACAAGAAATATATGACAGCAAAGGTACAAACTTGGCTGGTAAAACAATCGTGTGGGCTGACCCGTTGAACTTAGACTTCAATGAGCAGTTTTCTTTAATTTTAAATCAGGCGCTAAACAAATCAAACCCAATTGGCCGCCCAGTTAGTTCTATTTCTGATAACGGTACTACTCGACAAATTTACGAACTTGATCAACCTGACACAAGAACAATGGTTGAATCATTTTCATTGACTGCAAGAAATAACAACAGCTATCCATGCGAGCTAGTCCCTGTGACAATTGATACAATTACAGAGCTTGCAAAAGAAAACACGCCAAACCCTTACGGTCGTCAGACTGTATTGTTTAACAATGATGGTACTGGCTTTGGCTCTGGTAGCAACGGCTGGTTCTTTATGTTCAAGCAAGGAACATTAAAGTTTGAAGACTTTATCTTAAACACACGAGTTGAAAACCGTGTGATTGATTTACAAGGCAGCAACATCAACGAAACCGATATTTGGGTTCAAAGCATTGACTCACAAGGACAAATTTTAGAACAGTGGACTCCTGTACCTAACACGAACAATAAGAACATTGTATTCAATGCAGTGGCAAAAGACGTACGAAAAGTATACGAAGTTATTACCCGCGAAAACGATTCAGTATCACTGAAGTTTGGTGACGATATTTTTGCAGATATTCCTACAGGTAACATTCGTGTATGGTATCGCGAAAGTGCAAA